CGAATAACCGCCTGTTATTCGCAATCTCAATCAAGCCCCTCTAACCGGGGGGCTTTTTATTGCCAAACCGAGCTTGACAGTGTATTGTATCTATGGGACAGACTATCCAAATGCCTTCCAATACCCAGGACACACTGGCATCACTACGAAGATGGAGACTGGAACAGGATAACTCTGGCCCATTCCGCGTCTATCGAGACGCAAACGGCACTATCTACCATAGTGTTACACACATCCTAAAAGAAACCAGCGACCAAACAGGCCTGGAACGCTGGGTTGCTCGCCTGGGACCCGCCGAGGCCACCACCCAGCGCAACGTTGCCGCCACCCGAGGCAACATGGCCCATTCACAGGCCGAATACCTCCTCAAAACTGCCCAACAGCTGGCACGCTCCACTGCAAACAAGCGCAACGCCATCAACTGGGACTCCGACGGCCTGGCACGCATCCCGCCCAAGATCACGCAGTGGGCGCTTACCAAGGTAAGACCCAACGTCCCCCGGGTTGGCTGGAGCGCCTCAGGCTACGCCCGCAGTCTCAGCGACTGGATCGTCACTAACGTGACAGAAATTTTTGCATCGGAATTTTCCATTCATCACCCCGCCGGCTTCGCTGGAACCTGCGACGCCCTAATCGGCCTCAAGAACAACAGCCTGGTACTAGCCGACTGGAAGACCAGCGTCGGCCGCAAGACAACCAAGGATGAAGACGGCCTGGAACGCCTGCCCGAAGGCCATTCATACATCGACCAGTGCGGCGCCTACAGCCTGGGCCTCAAGCACCTCACCGGCCTCCAGCCGACTGGAGCAGCCATCATCCTCGCCCGCCGCTGCGGCGCCCCCAATGTCCATTCAATGTCGGCTCGCGAGCTAAAGCTCGCAGAAGAGTCATTCATGGCTCGGGTGGAGCGCTACTTCTCGGGCCTGGCGGCCCTCGAAAACCCCATTCAAGGGTGACTCAAAAGCCCATTCATGAAAAGAGGCCAGTAGGCTGCTGGAGCCCCTGGCCTCTGGCCGTTCTCGCCAGTAAAAATACCTAGCCTGGGGCCCATTCATAGTGCTCGGTCTTCGACCTCGCACAAAAACCCATTCAAGCCGCGAAAAGCCGTTCATAGCCTGGGTTTCCATTCATGGCTTGCGACAAAACCTATACATCCGTGCTCTGACCCGGTGCATTTGCACGGCCGCTTTGAGTGCATTGATCCTGGGGCGTAGGCGGCTTGACCGGCCACGGTGTCTAACGGTGAGTCTCATGAGTCTCACGCTGAGACGCCACAAAGGCCCCAAACCGGGAACGGCTGGGGCCTGGGGACAGGGTAGCGCGGCTTACCTGGGTCGTTTCCGGGCCCTACCAGCGTCCCGTCTGGGGCGTCTGCCTGACGGCGCGGCGTTTCCGGTTTCCACAGGCTGAGTCTGTGGAATCTGTGGAGAATCGCCTAGGACATCCTGAACCGTCAGAGTCTGATGGCTTACTCTGGCACGCTCTAAGACTGCCTCGAACCGCTCGGCCATTCTCAGCCGCTCCTGGGCCGCTACCAGCGCAGGCAAGGTCTCCAGATGCCATCGGCTGGCGCCAACCTTTGAGGCCTCGGCCCGGTTCTCGCTCAGCCACGCCAACACAGAATCTGCGCAGGGATGGGTCTGTGCAAGCCAGAGCTTATCCTGCCACTCGATCACCAGACGGCGCTTTGCCTCTCTGGCATCTTCCCGAGACTGGCGCCGTTCCCGTTGTGTTGTCCACTGGCCGCCGGTCATGCGTCAACCTCCGGCAAATACGGGGTGGCTTCGAACATATCTAGTTTTTCGAGCTGGCAGGTTCTCGATTCTTCGTCACGTAGCCAGGACTCAAGCCAAGCCAGCAGCCTGGCACGATCTGGCAGACCTTCAAGACCAAATGAGTCAGACGCCTCAAGCGGGTACATGATTCCCTCCCTGGTGTGGGTGATGGTTGAACTATTACACAGTAACACCACGCGCAAGCCAGCCGACCGGATTGTTAAGTGATACAACAACGGCAGCAGCTGGCGCGGCCTGGGCCCCATACTGGGGGAGTCTTTCGGCACATCACGCCATGACGCACTACACACAAGACCAGCTGGCATCCTTCCCATGGATCGTCAGTTGTGACACTCTACGGGCCGAGGACCTCCTGCCTAAGTTCTGGTCAGCCGCCGAGACCCTGGCGGTCTGGCGGTCTGAGCCGATCCCGGCCGATCTGCTGGCATTATTGACCCAACTTGTGGGCGAGCATTCAAGCGAGTCTGACTGGTCAGATGATCTGGCCTACCAGACCCTGGCCGATCTGTTCGATCTGCTGCAGGAATGGAGCCCGACCGGCTTTGGTTTCGGCTCTTCCGAGGGCGATGGCGCGTGCATTGGGTTCTGGATCACCGAAGACTGGCACGATGCCTTAGAGACCCTGGGCTTTGGGGATGACGACCCGTCAGGCTGGGCCGAGTTGATAAGCCGTCTAGATGCTGACGGACTGGACCCGGACAACATTCAAGACGCCTACCAAGGCCGGGCCGAAGGTTGGTCAGAGGATCGGGCTGGCGCAGACTACGCTCAGCAGCTGGCCGAGGATACCGGGCTTTGGAATGGCAAAGCTACGTGGCCCCACTCCTGCATTGACTGGGAGGATGCATGGCAAGAACTGGCGATGGGTGACGGCTTCCGGCTGCACGACATCGGCGGCGGCGATTGGCTGGTCTTCCGGTCTGTCTGACTGGCACATTGCAGACCCTACCGGGCCCGGCAGTGTGGCCGGGCTTTTTGCTGCGCGGCCTGCGGCCGCTTGCAAAACGTGAGAGCGTGGAGGTTAGCATGGGGCCAGATAGCTTGACGCTGAACCGTGGCCGACACTGACGCGACCAACACACCTAAGCCGACCAACGTGTCGAACGATGAGTCCAAGCGGTGGCGCGGTGGCAAAGGCTCAGAGGCTCGGATGGAAGAGCGTATGAACTTCGCTTATAGCCTGCTGTTGGAGGGAAATACCCGGCGAGCCAATGCCCAACTCATCGCGGATCGTTTCGGGGTGTCTATTCGGACCGCTGATGCAGACATTAGCCGCGCGATGGAGATTCTCAGAACAGAAAATTCTGAATCTAGAGATTCAATCCTGAACCAAATACTGGCGATGAGAATGACAACAGCAAAGCGAGCCATGAAACGGGGTAACTTCCAAGTGGTCGCGCACCTGCTGGATTCGATCGGTCGGGCCGCAGGCGAGCTGAGCCAAGAGCAGGCAGCCCAGGCAGCGCCGACCCTGCAGATCACGGTGGAAGACAAGCGACAGGCCTGAGCCTCTGCGGTTGTTACAAAGTGTGAACACTGGAGCGCCGCAGTCTTGCCACGGTCCCCGGCTTCGCTAATGTGTGAGGGTACCACGGGACACCACCCCATGCTTAAGCTCACCGCGGCAACCTTCCTCACTCTCGCTTGTGTGACCACACTGCCGCCCCTGGCTGTGTTCTTTGTTGGCGTAGGGTGCAGCGCTCTCTACCTGGATCGCTGAAGGTTAGTACATCTGAACTGTATTACATTATGTTACAGTATCGGTGTTCTGCCTGTTTGTAGTGTTATAGTGTATGGGTGAGGGAGCAACGGACCCCTCACCCACAATCCACCTACACCAAGGAAAACAAATGCACTACCCCACAACCGCTCAAGTTTCTGCTCGCTTGGAGCAGTACGCACGCACCATCGCCCCATACGTCGCCTTCGTGCTGACGCTAGTGGTTCATACGTACCACCTAGGCCGCCTGCTAGGTCGCTGGGTGCATAGTACAAACGATCTACTAGCTCACAACTGGCCGACGCGCCCACGCAGTGCCGAGGCTAGTACAACTGAACCACTGGCTGCCGTGATCGCCGAGACCGGTGCCGCGGTCACCACGCAGACCGTCACCACTGAGACCGTGCTGGCTCTCTACGCTCAGGGCCTGAGCCAGCGTGCCATCGCTGCACAGCTGGGCTGCAGCCGCGCCACGGTTCGCCGTCGTATGGCTGCCGCTGCCTGATCCCCAACCGACCCCCGAGGCGGAAGCGGCCCACCGGCCCACCGCCTCCCCCGGCCGGGGGTAGGGTCCGGCGATGGGCGGCGCTGGGCGGCGCCTAGGGAACCTACTGACACATTCTCAATTCTTCCTACTGTTACACACGCCCCAAGGGGGCAGGGGTTCGATTCTCTGTACTACCCTAGAAAGTACCCCCAAAAACACAAATGCCCGATTCTGCTGGTGCGCTAACCCTGAGATACGCCCAGGGCGAGGTATTTTCCAGCCGCAAACGCTTCAGAGTATTGGTAGCAGGCCGCCGCTTCGGAAAAAGCTACCTCTCATGTATCGAATTGCTGCGTGGGGCGATCGAGCGACCGGGCGAAACATTCTTCTACGCGGCCCCTACATACCGGATGGCGAAGGACATCGCCTGGAAAGTAATGAAAAAGCTCGTCCCCAAGGCCTGGATCAAGAGCAAAAACGAGACCGACCTCAAGATCGAGCTGGTGAACGGCAGCACGATTGAGCTAAAAGGCACCGAAAACGCCATGGCCCTACGCGGCCGAAGCCTCGCTGGCGTGGTCCTCGACGAAGCCGCCTTCATGGACGCCGAGGTCTGGTTCGAGGTCATCCGCCCCGCCCTCGCCGACAAACAGGGCTGGGCCCTCTTCATCTCCACCCCGGACGGCACCGCCAGCTGGTTCTACGACCTCTGGTGTTACTGCGAAAACGACGACCCGGACTGGAGCCGCTGGCAATTCACCACCATCGAGGGCGACAACGTCCCCCCAGAGGAAATCGAGGCCGCCCGCGCCCAACTCGACGCCCGCACCTTCCGCCAAGAATTCGAGGCCAGCTTCGAGAACCTCTCCGGCCTCGTCGCCATCAGCTTCGCCGACGACAACATCGACAAGCTGGTCCAAGACCTCCCAGTCCTCCCCCTCCTCCTGGGCGTCGACTTCAACATCGACCCCATGTCCGCCGTCTGCGGCGTCAAAAAAGGCGACGTCCTCTGGATCTTCGACGAGGTCATCATGACCGGCGGCGCCACCACCTGGGACCTCTGCGAAGAAATCCAGTCCCGCTTCGGCGTGGAACGCCGCATCATCGCCTGCCCCGACCCCACCGGCGGCGCCCGCAAAACCTCCGGCGTTGGCGCCACCGACCACAACATCCTCCGCAAGTCCGGCTTCACCGTCTCCAGCCCCCGCTCCCCCTGGAAAATCCGCGACAAAATCACCTGCGTCAACACCGCCCTCCTCGACGCCTCTGGAACCCGCCGCCTCTTCATCCACCCCCGCTGCAAAGAACTCATCAAATCCCTCCGCACCCTGACCTACGCCCCCGGCACCGGCCTCCCCAACAAAAACCTCGGCGTGGACCACGCTTTCGACGCCCTCGGCTACCTCTGCCTCCAAACTTTCAACCTCGCCAAACCAGAATCCCTCGGCAAGACCAACTATCGTGTGTGGTAACCCACCTGGGACGTTATGGCCGCCAAAAAACCCACCAAGGCCCAGAAAAAAGTCTCCAAAGTCATGCGCGAGTACGGCAAAGGCGAACTCCACTCGGGCAGCAAGAAAGGCCCCGTGGTGAAATCCCGCAAACAGGCCATCGCCATCGCCCTCTCCGAGGCTGGCATGTCCATGCCCAAGAAAAAATCCACCAAAAAAGGTAAAAAATAATGGCTAAACCCGGTCTCTACGCCAACATCAACGCTAAGCGCAAGCGCATCGCTGCCGGAAGCGGCGAAAAAATGCGCAAACCCGGCTCCAAAGGCGCCCCCACCGCCGCCTCCTTCAAAGCCTCCGCCAAAACCGCCAAAAAACCCAAGAAATAGCCTCATTTTCCCTACACAGAGGCCGCCATGCAGCTACTCAACACGATCTCCGTCAACAACCCGTACTACACCCCCTACGGCACTGCGGGCGGCTCCAATGCTGCTGGAGCCACCGACGCCTTCGGCCGCATTCGCACGTCAAGCCCGCTCACCCTCTTTGACTCCAGCCACCGCTACCACGACAACGGCCTCTGGAGCACCTCCACCGCAACCGGCGGCACCGCAACCTTCGACGCCAACGCCGGCCTCGTCAACCTCTCCGTAACCACCAGTTCCGGCTCCGAGGTCATCCGCGAGACCACAAAATGCTTCTCCTACCAGCCCGGTAAATCCCTGCTGGTGATGTCCACTTTTACCCTCAACCCCGCCAAAACCAACCTCCGCCAGCGGATCGGCTACTACGGCGCCGCCAACGGCATGTACCTGGAGCTGGACAACACCACCCTCTCCTTCGTCGAACGCAGCTCCTCCACCGGCACCCTCGCCGAAACCCGCGTCGCCCAATCCAACTGGAACATCGACCCCCTCAACGGCACCGGCCCCTCCAACCTCACCCTCGACCCAACCAAAGCCCAAATCCTCTGGATGGACATCGAGTGGCTGGGACTCGGCACAGTCCGCATGGGCTTCGTCATCAACGGCAAATTCATCCACTGCCACTCCTTCCACCACGCCAACATCATCACCTCCACCTACATCACCACCGCCTCCCTTCCTCTCCGCTACGAAATAACCAACACCGCCGCCACCGCCAGCACAAGCACCCTCAAACAAGTCTGCTCAACCGTACTTTCTGAAGGCGGCTACGAACTCCGCGGCCTCCAACAAGCCATCGGCACAACAATAACTGCCCCTTACGCCCTCACCACAGCCGGCACATACTACCCAATCATCTCTTTACGCCTTAAATCAACCGCACTAGATGCGATTGTAATCCTTACCGCCCTATCCATCCTTGGCGCCACAGCCAACGCAAACTACAACTGGCGTGTAGTTGCCTCTGCCACAACCACCGGAGGCACTTGGACAAGCGCCGGAACAGAATCCAGCGTCGAATACAACCTGACTGGAACAGCAACAACCGGCGGTCGCATCCTTGCCCAGGGCTATTTCAGCTCCACCAATCAGAGCACATCCTCAGTGGACATCCTCAAAGAAGCACTTTTCAAATTCCAACTGGAACGCAACGGCCTCGCAACAACCCCCTACGAATTAAGCCTCGTTGTCACGGCGGGTACGGCAACGTCTAACGTACATGCATCCATGGACTGGGAGGAAATCAGCCGCTAATGGCCATCCAAACAATTAACGGCGGTTGCGTCCAGATCGACATCGACGCAGAAGAGGGCCTCACCCACGCCACCTTC